CCACAACCGACGTAAAGGTTTATGTGGACGGCACACTGAAGACTGCCGGATCACACTATAACGTCGTCAACAGCTCAAACGCATCCGGCCTCAACACTGACGGCACCGGCCGCATAAAGTTCACTGGCGGCAACATTCCGGCCAACGCAGCAGTCGTGACTATACTCTCGGACGTGCCGGCAGCCAGGACATCGGTCTACACCGCCGGCGGCAACATCACTGCCACGTCACTGGAATCAGACTTTGATACGCAGACCATGCTGATCGGTGATCGCGAGGAGCGAGACAGCCGCGCCCTATTGGCCCCGGTCAATGATCCGACCAACATCGATATGACGATCCCGGATAAGGCAACCAGATCCGGCAAGGCTTTGGCCTTCAACAGCTCGACGGGGAACCCGGAAGCAATCGAACAAGTCACTGGCGCATCAGTTAGTGTCAGCGGTCTGTCAGCCGGCTCGTCTCCTACGGCATCCGTTAGCGTATCTGGCGGCAGTGCTGCCTTTAGCCTGGGCATTCCGGCTGGTGCAACCGGCGCAACTGGATCGACTGGATCTACTGGCGCGGCTGGCGCGGCAGCGACTATAGCAGTTGGCAGCACCACTACTGGCAGCGCCGGCTCAAATGCCAGCGTGTCTAACAGTGGGTCATCCAGCGCGGCCACGTTTGATTTCACGATACCGCAAGGCGCGACTGGCGCAACCGGCGCTCAAGGTGCAACTGGCAGTGCTGCCACAATAGCTGTAGGTACTGTCACTACTGGCTCTGCCGGATCATCTGCCACTGTGACTAATGCCGGATCATCAACTGCTGCAACATTCAATTTCAGCATCCCCAAGGGCGATACCGGCGCTACCGGAGCGCAGGGGCCACAAGGGGCGACGGGTGCTACCGGGGCGCAGGGGCCAGCGGGATCAGGCACTGGGGATATGTTGGCCAGCAACAATCTTAGTGATGTTGCAAATGCCGGCACCGCTAGGACAAACCTCGGAGTTGCACCAGCGGCGGGCAGTTCAAACATCGTCACAACGGGCGCATTGAACAGCGGTAGCATTACCAGCGGCTTTGGAACAATTGACACTGGTTCCAGCGCCATAACTACCACAGGCGTCATTACCGGCGGCACTTTAGAGGCAACTGCTGACACATCTGCTGGTGACAATGCAGCCATCGGCTTCACCAGTGCAGAAGGTCTTATCCTCACAGGTCAGGGTAGCACCAGCGATATAACTGTAAAGAATGATGCAGACGCTACAGTGTTTACCGTACCGACTGGTACAGATGATATCTTGTTCCCAGACAACGCTAAGATTTTGATGGGGGCTGGGTCTGACCTACAAATATTTCACGATGGCAATAATTCAGTTATTTCTGATCAAGGCACAGGCAATTTAAAATTGCTTGCAACTAATTTTAGTATGTTAGATGCCACCAATTCTGAATTGATGATGACAGCAACGCCTGATGGTTCAGTTGAATTATATCACGACAATACAAAACGCATTGAAACCAGTAGCAGTGGTGTGGCAGTTACAGGTAGTGTCATAGCCACTGGGCTTGTCGAGGCAGAAGGTGGCAATGCACCAAGCGGTGGATTTCAGATTAAAGACACGGGTGGTACAGCACGTCCACGCATCACCAATGATGGAAACAATGCGACAGTAATCCGTGCTGGTTCTTCTAGTGGCAATGTGAAATTCAACAACTTTGCTAACACCAGTGAGTTAGTCCACATAACTGACGGCGGCAACGTGGGCATCTCAACCTCGACTCCCGTAGCCAGACTAGAAATAGAAGACGGCGGCACTTCTAATAGCATCATCACAAAGATTACCGCCGACGATCAAAACCCCTATGCCTTGATGATTGGCAATGACAGTTATTCGACCACGGATACAAATGCTTTTGGTTTCCTGCAAAGAAATGACGGAGCAGCTTACATCTATAATGGCGGTGCTTTGCGGGCAGCATTTCATTCCGTAAACAGCGGTGTTCTGTCTCTTGAAGGCGGCGTTGTGCTTGGTGCCGGTGCTGCTAATTCAACTACGGCAAATACGCTTTCGGATTACGAAGAAGGCACGTTCTCAGCGGTTTTAGATAATGTCTCAGTAGGATATGGCTCAAGAAGTGGAAGATATACAAAAATTGGAAATACCGTTTTTGTTCATTTAGAAATCGCAACTACAAGCCTAGATACCACCGATGGTTCGGCTTATCAGATTGGTGGATTGCCTTTTACCGCAGATGGTGGCGGCGTGTTGTTTACTTATGACTCAGAAAACAGCACCGGCCTTACACAAAAATCAACACTACTAGGCGCACGAATGAATAGTGGGTTGTCATCTGTGCGGCTTTCACGAGACGGCTCTGATTATCAATACAACACTGGCACACAAAGTGCGGGTTCAATTGTTTGCACACTTCAGTATTTCACAAGTCAATAACCCAATCGGAGATGCGGGTCGGACAGTCCAGCCATAGGAGATAAAAATGGCACTGACAGAAAGAACAGAAGAAGACAAAATCGAGTGTGTCGGTCCATACCGCAGCATACAGATTAGGACCGCAACCGTAATTGAGCGTGACGGCGTGGAGATTAGCCGCAGTTTTCATCGGCATGTATTGCAATGCAGCACAAAGACAGGTCGCACATATAACGAAGATGGAGCCGTTGATAACGCTGGCACTTGGGGTGACACAGACATCAGCGGCGAAAGCGCAGAGGTGCAGGGCATCTGCAACGCCGTGTGGTCAGATTCTGTGAAGACAGCTTTCCAGACTGCGATGGATGCGGAGAGTGTCTAATTTTTTAACAGGACTGTACAATGATCAGACGCATGAAACTGTTATTGGACAAATTAGGGAGAACCTTCATGCCTCACCTCTATGACCTTAACCCAAAGCTGAAGCCCAAGGCCCAACCAGCTCCAAAGGCTGCCAAGAAAGCGCCGGCCAAGAAGGCTGCGAAGAAGAAGTAACATGGACCTGACGCATATCGTTGACACACTGATCGGCATCTTGGTGATGGCTGGCGGCTTTTATATTCGCAGCCAAAGCTCAGAGATCAAACGACTGGATCTGCTGTTGCAGGACACGCGGGTGATCTACGCCACCAGGTCCGATATGCGCGACGACATGAACGCCATCCACGGTTCCCTTCAGCGTCTGGAGGACAAGCTGGATCGCGCTCTTGCGAGGGAGTGAGCTGTGCTTGCCGAGCTGGCGGCCGCCAATGCGGCCTTCGCAATCATAAAAAAAACGGTGGAAAATTCTGGCGACATCATGCGCGCTGGCAAGGCAATCGGCGATCTCATGTCAGCCAAGGAAGAGCTGCAACGTCGGGGAAATAAGAAGAGAGCGCGAGGTGTTGGTGGTAATGACCTACAAGAATTCCTTGCCTTAGAAACCATCAAACAGCGCGAAGCTGAAATCAAACAAATGCTGATTCTGTCGGGCCGCCCAGGTCTGTGGCGGGACTACCAGAAATTCTGTGAAGAGGCCAAAGACGGCCGGGCCAAGGCAAGAGCGCAAGCCATCAAACGACGCAAAAAGATGCTGGAGCAAATAGGCAATGCCGGTGTTGCAATTATAATTCTTGGCGGTCTGATCGGCGTCGTCATTTGGGGATTGTGGATGAAGGGCGCTTTGGCCCAGACCCACAACGATCTGACAGTGTGCCGCCTGGTTAAGTGCATGAAGATAGACAAGGTGACAACAGCCTGTGTCTACCGGGGCGCACACAACACACAAGAAACATTGATGTTCGCGCCTTATGAATTTCGGCCACGGGAATATCTGTGTCAATGGAACCCTGATCAGCCCCCGCCCCCCAACATTTATGACGTGCTTGAAGGCATAAGGGATAGCCGCAAATGACGGTTGAAGACATTGCCCGGAAAATGCTGGAGCTGAAGATACTGCCTCGATTCATGATGCTGGTTTTTACCGGCGTCTATATCTACTGCATTTTCTGGTTCACCGGCCTGTCCGTTGAGGAAACGACCGCTGAAAGGGCTGCCCTCATTTCGGTGGTCACTGGTGCTGCCACGGGGTCGCTGGCGGTCTGGTTAAACTCGGAGAAAAGTTAGCGGTGTGGCTGATGTCTTCCTCTTGTTGGTCTATCTCGGAGCTGGCGATGCACGGCGATTGGAAAGCGGCAACATGATGTTCTGGTCGATTGAACGCTGCAATTACTTTGCGTCCGCTGTCAGCCGGCGGCACGGCAGCTATGGATCAATGGACTATCTCGACCCGCTAGATCGCGTGACCGCCTACTGCGTACCGCGCCAGGTCGATCCCGAGGAAGAAAGGATATACGAATGATCCAGGCATTGATCCCCGCCATAGCAGAGCTGGCCGGCGGCTGGCTGAAAGGTAAGGCCGATGAGAAGGCTGCATTGTCACGGGTAAAGGTGGCCAAGGCCGAAGCCGAAGCCGAGGTGATGAAGGTGGCAGCTACGCATGAAGCCGGCTGGGAAAAGATCATGGCCGAGGCCAGCAAGGATAGCTGGAAGGATGAAGCCTGGACGATCTTGTTCATCGCCATCATTGCCATGTGCTTCATTCCCCCGTTGCAGCAATACGTCAATCGGGGCTTTGAGGTTTTATCCACCACACCGGACTGGTTTCAATGGGCCATGTACGCATCAATCGCCGCCAGCTTTGGGTTGCGCGGTATCAAGGGGCTGAAGAAATGAACATCGACAAGCTGCGTGAAGACCTAGAGGCAGACGAAGGGATCAAGCACGAAACATACCTGTGCTCAGAAATGAAACTTACGCTGGGTGTGGGCCACTTGGTCCTGGAATCAGACCCAGAATATCACCAGCCAATCGGCACAGCGGTATCACCGGAGCGGGTTACCGAATGTTTTAATGCTGATATCCAGATGACGATTGATGACTGCCGCATCATCTTCCGAGACTTTGATGGCTTTCCTGAAGAGGCCCAGTTGTGCCTGGCCAATATGTGTTATCAACTCGGCCGCCCAACCTTCAGCAAATTTAAAAAATCTATCGGCTATGCCAACCAGTATATGTGGTCGGAAATGAGTGAAGAAATTTTGCGGAGTCGCTGGGCAAAGCAAACCCCTAACCGGGCCAAACGTATCTCTGAACGTCTAGCTTTGATTGAGGTGCCGGTATGAAAAGGAAGTTTAAGCCTGTCCCAAAGGACAAGAAGTCTGGTCTGCCATCGAAGTATGTGCGCGGATCTAAGAACCCGGACAAGACTAGGGCCGAGATTAAACGTACCCGCCGGCTGTACCGCATGGGCATGCTGACGCCGGCCATGATGGACAAGATCAGCAAGGAAAGGAGCGGACGGTAATGGCAAAATTTAGCAGCATACCTGGGGCTGGACGGTTCAGCTCCTCTACTCTCAACAAGGTCTATCGTCGGGGGCTTGGTGCATACTATTCATCTGGCAGCCGGCCAAAGGTATCAGCCCATCAGTGGGCAATGGGCCGGGTTCGATCATTCGTCACCGGCAAGGGCGGCGCTCGGAAGGCAGACAAGGATCTGATCAAGGGGAAATCCTGATGGCAAAGACAGCGAAGAAGGAAGCCTTTGATAAAAAGGTAGCAGCCAAGGCGATGACGCTGATGAAAGAGGGCAAGCCCCGCAAGCAAGCATTCGCCATCGCCTATGGCATGGTTGGAAAGTCTAGTCGCAAATCGTAATCGATCTGGCCTGACCTGGTAGCGACTGAATCCAGCCGCGTTGTTCCAGGCATTTGATCATACGATGAACCGACTGCAAGCTGGATCGCTCGGACATAACCTGATGCCCATCGATCTTGCCGGTGGCGATATCGCGCACCGATGGCGACACACCGTTGGCCTTGATGTAAAGCCGTATGAAATCAAAGACCGCTTTTTGCTTTCGCGTAAGACCGTGTTTCATCGTCACCCTCCTTTGCTTCCATAGACAGTTGTTTGTTGTAGGTCATCCGCTTGTCCTTCAGCTCCGCGGTTAGGGCTTCATCGATCTGGGCCAGTGTTTCGGCGTTGCACTCCTCCAGCTCCTTCAGGCGGGACCGCCGTGTCTCTGCCGGCAGCTTGTCGTACTGCCGCATCTGCAACATCAGGCCGGCGTACTCACTGGCCCACTCATCTTGTGACCCATATGTTTCCGTTTTTCCTGCTGGCGTGGCCAAAATAAACTCCGGCAGAACGACCCCTTCATTGCTGGCGCTCTCAGCCTCACTGACAGCCGTCAGTATGTTTTCTATAGTATCACCCTCAGACGCCACAGATGGTACTTGTACGGCCTTCTCAGCGGGACGTTTTTCAGCGGCATCGTAATCACGGGCCTCCTCCACAGTGATCAGCCCCTTGATGGCATCGGGGAAGCTATCACGCAGGGCAAAGCCCCTCGCCCGGAGCTGCAACATCCGGTTGGGATAGTTCTGCCAGGCACCACCCTTGCCGGTCAGCTTGGCATGTTTCGCCTCAGCCATCGAAAAGGTCTTCTTGGTTTCTTCAATCTCGCCATCACGCAGTGCGCGCTTGACGATGCAGACAGCCACCTCGCCATCCATAAATTCTTTGATGCCACGGAACGCCGGATGCGCTTTGACCAGAGCCAACATGCTGTCGCCCCAAATGGATGGCTTGCCATTGATGACCGAGATATTCTGAAGCGCTTGCATCGGTGCCAGCCCCAGCTCATAGCCCCACTGCACAGCGACCAAGACATTGGCCGGCTGATTGCGGTAGGCATCAGGCACCATCGGCGACTGTGCGATCACCTTGGCAAAGTCCATTGCCTCGGTCAGGTTGGTTGGTTCTAGGGCCGTCAGTTTTTTATCATTCA